TCCCAATAGCCAACGATTCTGAACAGGATGATCCCCTGGGCAGGCCCGCTGAAGTCGGCGGTGTAACAGAACTTCTGATCGACGATCTTGATAATCGTTGTGAAGTTAAACTGCGCGCCAACCGCCTGCAGCCGGAACGCCTGCCGCTTGCCGGTGGCCTCCGTCTCATATGGGTGCATGACCATCCGCCCGTTGATCGCGCCTCTGTCCATGTAGGTTACGTGAATCAGCGCGGCGATCACGTCGGCGCTCAGGAACTCCGAGCAGTCAACCTCGAAGTATTTGAACGCCCAGGGCGATGCCACAGTCGGGCTGTTGGTGGTGATCGGATCTCCGGTCTGCCAAGTGCCAGGCACCGCCGCCTCGAGCGTGATGGTGTTCGTCCACGTGTTGACAGATTGAATCAGGCCGTAGGAATTCCTGGTCGAATTGTAGAGCCTCAAGTGTCCGATCTCATTTCCGGTCACGAGCCTCGGCACGATGCTATCTTCATTTCCGGTGATGGCCCCGTAGGTCAGAACCGCACCGCCAGGCAGCGAGGCGATCGTCGAGAAGAAGATGGTGTCATTGCTGGTCGCGTTTCCAAAGATCTCATCATCGCTGGTGAAGCTATGAAACTCAACGCCGCTGACAGGCTCGTTCTTAATCATCGTCGTTCCTCGATTCGCAGCGCCTCGATTATTCTAAGGCGCGGCATAGGCATATGATCCGTAGTCGTTTGCAATCCTCTGCGCGCCTGCACCAGCCGGACGGATGAAGTATCCGCGCGCTGAGAAACAGATCGCAGGCCCAGCGGACTCCCGCCGCGCCACGAATTCGGCGTTGGAAGGCAGGATAAATGTCTGCTCGTAGATCCTCTTCCCGTGTTCGTAGCAGCACTGGACGTGGTCGAACTCGTAAAAGGATCCGCCCTGCTGAAACGCCAGGATCAGGTGCACCGGCGTTTGGTCATCGCCATGAAAATCGATCTCCTGGATCGCGATACAGTGTCTGCTCGGCGGTCGCACGATGATGCGCCAATTGTCATCATCCCAGGTCAGGGGAGCGCGGTACCACGACTGGATCGGCTTCCCGAATTTGATGGCGCGCCGGAACTTGTCAATCATGGGGTAGCCCATGTCGCCTCCTCCTCGCGGGCGATTGTCTCGCCCTTCATTTCAAGTGCCTCTCGGACGCGCGCGATGACCTCGCTCGAAGTGATCGCCTTCATGCATTCCAGCGTAGTACACTTCGGTCGCTTATCAAAGCATGGACATTTTGCCAGGCCGAGTTCGCGTCCACTCTTCCAGATCGGAAACGCATATCGATAATGCGACAGCCGAAGTCGCGGTGGCCAGCTCGAGTACAGATCCACGTGCGGAGTCTCGACGGCCTCGGCAAGATGAACCATTCCGGTGTCCGGCGAGATCACGCAGTCGCACTCAGCGGAGATCGCCGCAAGGCGCCGCATGTCTAATTGCCCTGTAAGGTTGAGGCTCGCAGGCCAATCCTGGATGAAGGTGTTGTAGGTCAGCACCGTCGACATGTTCTCTTCGACCAGGCGGTGCGAGAGTTCTTTGACCTGCTCCTCGGGGAACGAACGCAGGTGAGTCGTGCTCGAGCGCGCCGTCACCAGGATCCGTGGCGCAGGAACTGCCGCCAGAGTTTCCCTCGCCCACTCGCGCTCGGCATCGGTCAAGGCCGGAACGCTGTAGCGGTACTCCTTCGGCCTCTTGCCGAGCAGGTAGTCGAAGTACAAATCGATCCGGTCGACCTGGTACTTCGCGTGATGGCGCTCGGCAAACGCGCGCAGGTCGATGACATCAAAGGCGCCGCGCATGCTCGAGATCTGATAAGTGGTCGACAGCCAGGGGACGTTATCGAAGAGCGCGCGATGGTTTGAGTTCGTCGCCCAGGAGAACCGCAGCTTCGGATACTTCTTTGTCAACGCCTCGACCGCCGCCGAGATGATGATGAGGTCGCCCATCCCGATGTCGCGGACGATCACAACCTCTGTGCCGTCGCGCAGTTTCTTTAGGTGGTCGGCAGGCCACACGCGGAATTGCTTGTGAGGATCTCGGAAGTAGTTCGTGCGGAGCAGCCAGTTATATTCGTGCTCATTGTGGACGCCGAAGATCTGGCCCCGCACGACTTGGTAGCGGTGACCGCCAGGGATCTCGCCTGCCCAGGACATCGATCGCTTGAGGATCAGGTATCCGCAATACTTCGCCCTCGGCATGGTCTACCCCTGGCAAGTGAGGCCAGGGAGCACGCCCCAGGGTTTAGGGCGGCTCCCTACCTCGGCAAGCTATCCTGACCGTTCGGGTTTAGTAGGTGCTCGTCTCGACGCAGCACTCATCCCTGGTGGTCAGATGATCGAGCAGGACTGTGGCATCGGTGTTGATGATGCCCGCATCGAACGCGATCCTGAAGATGTGGAACGTCCTCGAGTTCACGCCGTCCCTCTGGCGCTCGTACTCGATATCGTACTGGATGCCGAGCACGAGGTTCTTGGGATCCGTGAGGAACATGAACGTGCCTGCCTCGCCGTTCTCGTACGCACTACAAGAGTTCGGGAGATCGGTCGGAAGCAGGGGAACGTCTTCAATCGGAGTGGTCATCCATCTTGCGGGGGCTTCTCCCGTGATGACCTTGTCCCCGAGGGCTGTCCCACGCTTCTGCAGGATGTCTGCCCAATCCTGGAACACGTCGTCTGCCATGAAGTAGCGCAGCTTCTTTTTGTCCCTGCGGAACTTCGTAGGCAGCTGTCTCATCATCTGTCCGAAGTGACAGATGTCGAGGCAGCAGTTCGGGAAGGTCGGTGTGATCACGTGACCCGCCCTGAGCTGCTTGTACCAACCATCGAACGCGTGGAACACGGAAGTGTCCACGTCGGGATGGTTGTAAGAGTGGTCGGTGTTGGCCATGATCGCCATGATCTCCAGCTCGTTTGCGAGCTGGTCACCGACCATCCGAAGGATCTGGTTCTCCAGCGCCTCTCCGGTGAGGTTGTCGGCCAGCATGTCATCGCAGATCGGTATGACGGCTTTCATCTTGCGCGCGGTGAGCTTGAAGCCAGTGGCCGACATATTTCCGGTATCGACATAGTCGCCGCACTCGTCAGGACGAAGCAGCCCCTTCCTGATGTCGATAAACCGCACCCACTTCTCGCTCGTGGTCATCCTCTCGACTCTGGCCATGCCCCACAGCTTCGACTCATCAACGATGAAGTCGATCAGGCGGTCGGCCTCCTCGGGCTGGATGATCGAAGGCGCGCTCGAGGACTGAATAGCCTTCTTGAAGTCAAACGTGTCCTTCGCGCTGACTCCAAGAAGCTGCATCGCGCGTTCCTTGCTCACGGTAAGCCTCCTTGCTTAACTCTCCTCTCAGAAATCGTCACTGCACAAAACTCCTTCCGGCGTGCGCGCGATTACTTCTTGCTGCCGGACTCCTCCTCCACAGGAACGTACCCGTTGAACATCGTCGAGTACCTCATCCCAGGCTTCTCCTGATGCGCGCCCTTCGTGCCTCGGATTCTGTCCTGCATGGTGATACCGCGAGCAGTCTCGATCACCTGGACGCGGTGGTCGATTCCGCGAACGAGGTCGGTGATGATGGAAAGCTGGGCAGCGATGCCCTTCTCGCCCTCACCAGCACCAGCGCCTTCGCCCTCGCCGGATCCTGCGCCTTCGCCGCCGCCCTCACCCTCGCCACCGCCGCCCTCGGCACCTTCGCCCTCACCAGCGCCAGGCTTGCCCTGTGTGCCCTCTTCTCCCTCGCCCTGGCCTCCACCCTCGCCCTCTCCGCCTTCGCCGCCTGTGCCGCCGCCTTCGCCCTCACCTGCGGGCTTGCCTTCGGGCGGCTTCTCCTGCTCCTTCGGCTGCCCCTCGGCACCAGCGTCGGCGCTCGCAGCGTCAGCAGAAAGGATGGCTGCGGTGTTGGCATTGACGCGCGAGATGATGAGATTCATCTGCGTCGCCAGCGCGTTGACATCGCCAAGCGCCTCCGGCGTCACAGGCTGAAGCTCTTCCTGCTTCCTGCCGACCATCGTGAGAAACTCGGCAAGAACCTGCTTGGCTATTGCCTTGACGTCCATGAGCCTCCTCCCTCCTTTTGGCTTCTGTAAAAACGTCGCTGATCTATTCGACGCGGACTCGTCGCCCGCGTTTGAATCCTCGATCTCTTCCGTGCGTCCGTCTGCCGTCTTGAACGCAGTGAAGTCCTTGCGGATCGCGCCTTTGATCACCAGGGACATGTCCTTGATGTGGATGTCCATCAGCTGGAAGATTCCCTTCGAGTAATCGACGCGCGGGATGATCGGAATCAGCGTCCACGACCCGCCGATCGACAGCCCGTTGAGTTCGCCGTTCTGCACCTTCGCCCAGGTTGGATCCGAGCACCGGATTCCGGCCACGCCCGAACCAGGGGTGAACATCTTCTGATCGTCGGTAGCCTGGAAGCACTCCACCAGCTCGCCGACGCCTCCCCAAATGACGTGGTTAATCCCGATCCCCTTCGTCCGGCCTGCAGCGTACTCAATCATGAACTCATGGACGGCCTTGCCGATCTCGTACTCGCTGCAGAAGTGGCCCTGCGAATCCGTGTACCACGGTCGCAGGAACTCTCCGTAGACAACCTTCTGCGGAGCCATCAACGGATCCTCCGCAAACTTCAGGAACATCCGTCCGTCGATCTTGCGCGGCTTGTACTGCTCGCTCGCCATCTCGGTCTTGTGAGCCTTGATGAACTGCTCGGCGGCGAGCTTGGTGTAGATCGAATCGTCAAACCAAACCGTGATGAGATCCCAATCGCCAGTGCCCTCGTTGTATCCCCACTCCAGGCGGATCCCTTCGGAGCCACCGAAATTGACCATTGCGGTGCGGTCGTAGGAATAAACATTGGGTTCGAGTTCGATCGAGAACCAGTTCGTCTTGGTACCAACGAGCGCTACGATTTCACGAGGATCAGTGATGTCCTTCTCGCGCCGCGTCCATTTACCATCGGCGCTGCGCGTGTACTTCTGCTTGATCGCTGCCCAGGCTGCAATGCGCGCCCTCTCTTCTCGCTCGGCCTCGGATCCGGTCAGCGCCTGGTAGGTGGAATTGAACACCGTAACTCCGATGCGCTGTGCGCCTGGCGGCAGGTTCTTAAGCCAATCAGGTGGATTCTTTAGCGTGTAAGGCATCGCGCTCCGTCTCCAGTTTTTCAAGGTCGGCAAGTGCCGCCTTGATCGTCTCATGGAAATCTCTGGCGAGCGCGTTCAGTTCCTTAAGGGTGGTGCGGATTTTCTCTTCCTGCTCGGGCGGGATAGTGAGGTCGATCGTCCCCATCATTTGCAGGCCACCAGGCGCGCCATCACCTGGCCCGCCTTTGCCAAACATCAGGTTGGGATTGATGATGCGGGATCGTCCTTGATTGTCTCCATTCGCCATCCGTGGCCTCCGAGAGGTCAAGCCCTAAAGGATAGGGCTTCGAGAGCCTCTAAGCGCGTCATCCAGAGAGACTATAAATCCGTCTCAGAATTCTTGTCAAGAAATTCTTTTGCACCTGGGGCATTTGATCCTGATCGGCATGTGCTGCTGTACGAACTCGCGCTCGCGCGGGCTGCGGTACTCCCCGAGCTTTTTGTTACAGAAACTGCACCGCTTGTCCGAATCACCTTTGGGATCCGTCCCAGATGTCTTCGGCAACGACCTCGACTCCTTCCAGCACAGGCAGGAACGTGCACTCGCAATTGACCAGCTCCTCGGCGCCTGCCGAGGGATCGCCAGGATGCATCATGTCCCACGCTCCAACCTGAAACGGTTCGTTCATCGGTCGGCGCTGTCCATGCGCCTCGACGTGCGTCGCTCGGCTGTTGCGGAACGACGTGGCCCAATCTTTGAACTCGACTTCCGAGGTTTGATAGACCGCAAACTGTGCCTGCTCCTGCGCGATCAGCGTCTCGGTGCGCGCCGTCGCGTTTGCCCGCCCGATGGAGAACTGATCGAACTTATCTGCGATCCGCCGCCCGACCTGCAGCGGGTTTAGCCCCTCGTCGTAGAAGCCCCGCGCGATCGTGGCGACAAGATCGTCCACCAGGTCGTCGGCGAAGAACTGCCCCAGGAGATCCGCCCTGGCCCTGATCCCCTGGAGCACCGCCACGTCTTTCAGATTGAACGATCCCTTAACGCCCAGGCGCAACCGCGCAGTCTTGCCGCCCGCGTTGTAGGCGGTCTTCCCGTGTCGCTCGAGGATGAGATCCATCTCAGCGGCGAGTTCCTCTGACTGCCCGCGCAGGTCTGCGAGCAGGATCTCACGAACGATGGCCTCCTCCTCGGGCGTGGCCTTCTCAGGTACCTTCGCGTGGATCCGGTCGAGCGTTCCCTCGCTTGCCATGACCGCGAAGGACTCCTTCTCCATCCGGCGAACGGCCTCCGCGATATCTCGCGCCTCGGCCTTGACCAGCGGCGTCGGATCGACCGGACGGTCGACAGGTTTACGCTCCGGCACCGATTGCCTCCCGCATCTTGGAGTACATCGCCATCGCCTTTATCTGCGCCTGCGGATCCAGGAGCGCCAGGTAACTTGGGAACATAGACATCGCCTGCTCGCCAACGGTGTCCAGCGTGATCTCGCCGCGCCGGATGCCGATGTCGAGCGTTGCCAGCTGCGCCTGGATGATCTGGAACGGATAGTCCGCCCAGGGCTGCGGCAGTTCGGGCAGGCGCATCTTGAGGTACTTTGTGATCCACTCGCGTCCCTCGTTGATCGTCAGGAACGGCAGCGCGCCGATCTTGGCCAGGATCCCTGCCTCGCGCTCCTCATCGAGCGTGTCGATCTCGTCAAACTTCGCGTAGTGGTCACGGATGCTCAAGCCCTCGCGCATGAGGTTGGCGAGTTTCTTCTCCCAGGTTTCCTGGCGCGGCTTCACCACCGAAGCCTTGTAGACTTCGATCTGCGTCTCGCCAGTTCCGGTTCCGATGTTGCCTGTCTCGATGATACCGACGCGGTGCGGCAGCATCCCGTAGGAACGCAGGATCTCGTCGCGGTTATCCTTGCGGTACTCGCGGAAGTCCGCGTCCTTGTGATCCGGCCCGAGTTTCTTCCACTCGAGTTCGATCTCCTTCGGGATCTCCAGGTAGAGCAGGCGGTAGTGGTCACCGCGTAGCATCAGCTCGAGATGGTTCCCGATGTTCTCGCGGAACACTTCCAGTTCCTTCTCGGCGCCCACCAGATCGCCTTTGACCATGAGGCACCACTCGGGGAGCGTCCGGTTGAAGAAGAACTTGATGTTCCGGTCGGCCTGGTACTGGTAGCCCCTCACCGCCGCCAGCGCGGGGACGATTTTCGGGATCCCGTAAACCGGACTGTAGGAATGGTAGTGCCTCCACCACAGCATCTCGTTCAGCAGTTCTCCGGTCGACGGATCCTTCGAGCGCTCGTCATCGGGATCGCTGCCGAAACGCCGGAACCAGATCTTCTCGTTGCCTCGGATCTGGCAGAAGTTCCGCATGTCGATCGTGATCCGAACTTCCTTCGACGGCACATGATCAAGACGCTCGACATTGTTGGTGGGGATGTTGCCCTTGCGGGTGCACTCGATGTAACCGTTGCCTGTCGACTCCCAATCCATGTTGACTGCGCTGGCGATCTCGCGGAAGGTATCGTCAGGGTTGCACTCCTCGAAGAAT